CCTTTCAAACGCATTACGCATCTGTTCCTCAGTTTCTTGGAAGTATATCTGAGCAATATCAAGGTTATTCAAGAACTCAACAGTAAGACCGTAATCAAACCAATCCAGCCGCTTACTCGACGTAGAGCCTGAGAACGCATTAGTCCACTGAAACAAGACTTGCTGGGGTTTCTGGTAGAATACCTTGCAATTAAACTCTTGCCCTTCTTCTCTGGTGTTGTCAAGGTCAATCCTGTCCGGCCTGAACATCTCATTAATACGCTTAGTCCGTGACTCCCTAGGCTGACGCTTACTCTCCATACGCCCTTGATCGAGCTTGATTGTATGTGCTATCGCTTCAATGTTTTTAGTAGCCATTGGTTAGCCTAACGTACCCTTAAGATTGCTTGTGTTATCAGCTAGCTGGACAGGGCTTGTCACCCTCGTATCACGCCTGCTGAACGTCCGTTGTCGTTTACGCCTTATGTCAGCCTTTGCCGCTATGACAGCGGGGTCTTGTGCTGTTGGTGCTGCTGCTGTTGGTTTTACTGCTGGTGGTTTACTACTGCCGCCGCCACTCATAAGCTACTCCTTTATATTCTCTAGTGCGTTATTAACTATTGCTTCAATTTCACTGCTTTGTCCGCTTACTGCTGCTGCTTTAATCAGTTCTAAAGCTGTTATCATTTTTGCCTTCTCTGAAATCCCCAACGCTCTTCGCTTAGCTACAACACTTATTCGTGTGCCATATTGAGACTCATGCCTGCCAGCTTCCCTTGCATCAAGAGCGTCAAGGTAGCCAGTTAGTGCTTCTTCGTTAATCTCGTCAATAATGTTTATAGTCAATAATTCTTTTGCTGGCATTATTATACTCCTTTAAATCCATTGATATTCATCGTAAGCCTTATCCATAATCTTATCTGCTGCTTTATCGTAGGGTGTTTCGTTCTGCCCTAATACGTCTTCGCCGATTCTCATGTAGTTATAAGCCATTGCAAGGTGTCTATATGCGTCCATCATGTGCCTATGCCATGTTGCTTGCGGTTGATTGTGATAAACTACGTTTTCATCTGTGCTTAGTGCCGCGTTCTTCTTCTTGCCGTAGCCAGCCGATGCTTTTAAGAATGTCGCACAATCAGGCTCATTAACTTCCAGGTTAGCCCATAATCCACGGCCAGCCTCAATGCCATCATTAAAAGCATGTTTAACGCATGGCGTAAGCTTAATTCCAAGCTCTGCAGCTAAATCCATTGTCGTCTTACCTGTTTGGAACTTACCTGCTGTACCGTATGCCATTTCAGGCCCGGCAAAGTGTTGACCGTAAACATAAGGCTTACTCTGGAATACCTTAACAAGATTAGGCAAGCCCAACCCCTCATTATCCCAGTAGTCGTCGATAATCCTTACTCCGCTTCGCATGAACTGCACAAATAAAACTGCTGTATTCATATCGCCGGTGTCAATAAATGTGTGAACAGGTACGCCCTCAGTCCAGCCAAACCTTGATATTCTGCCAGCTTTTCGTGCTTTAGCAAGCCTACCACCGTAATATGTACCCTCTTTATGGGTTGGGAATAAACCTTGAACTCTATATCTGAACCCATCGCCGTTCCTGCCGTACTTCTGCTCGATACGTTTCACAAAGTCATACCCAGCTAAACCGGGGATTACTCGCTTACGTTGTTTAAAGTTCGGCGTGTCCTCTCCACTGATGGTAATGACATAGAATCCGGTGTCGCTCATGTATGGGGCATTGCCGTCATTCTTATCTGGATCACTTGAGTAACAAGCCTTAGCAAAATCGCACTCAGGGTCAGTAGGATTGCCAATAGCTACAAGCTTACAGTTCTCATCGGTTATCAGTGCTTCAACTGCTGTACGCCATATCTGGGGCATTATACCGCAAGCCTCATCAATCACGACTAATACATGCTCATTGTGCCAGCCCTGCATCTTTGTAGCGTTCTCTGTGCATGAGTCTGGGCTTGTGGCGAATCCAATAGCAAAGTTCTTTTCCCATTGTTCCCTTGATTCTGGGTCTAATCCTTCAAGTACTTCCTCGGATGGCTTAACATTCCAATCAAGAGTATTCATCTTGCCACCCAAAGGAACCCTTGCACCTGCGTATGCTGCGTGTATCTCTCTCCAGAGCTGATTCTTTACGAGGTTATCTGACGGTGCGGTTGTTACTACTGTTGATGGCTGGTAGCATATTTTGTACCAGGGCACAATTACACGCCCTAAACTAAACGTGTTGTGCGTTGGTATCATATGACGAGAACATAGAAATAATTTTCGTTTAGACTCAACAGAAATACATTTAACTTTTCTTCTTGGAACTACTTTAATGTCAAGTATCATCCGATTGTTGCTTCTTCTTCGGTTTCTAGATACTTGTATAAACTTTCTTTCCATCGTAAAAGGCTGATATGTCGGTGAAAAGTTAAACTTATAAACCGTCTTTGGCATTCCCTTATAATCAATAACCTCGATATTAGTGAAAACTTTGTCACCCATAGAAGCAATAAAGGCTACTGCTGAGTCATATAAAAACTTATCTGTTGTGCCTAATGCTGCTGACTTACCATGTGCCAGTTTATATCCATCAGCATCCATATATCCCTGTATGATTCTTATTTTGTCTTCCATCTTTGAGAATATGTACTTTTCTGGTATATGCTTGGTAGGACAAACGCCCATAGCCTTTAACTTCGTTCTAAGCCCAAGCACACAATATGTATTGCAGTTTTCTTGTTTCTGAGAAGGAACTAATCTAACAGTAAACCCTTCACTTTCTATTTTTGGTATAACATGAGGTGCGTCAATGTCACCAATAGTTATCTGGCTCGTCGTTCTCGTACCATCCCCAAGCCAATATCCTAGAGTGTAAGGAAACGCCACCGGAACTTTGCCATGTATCGGCTTACATACTGGTATGCTATAATTATTACTTTCACCATGCTTCAGAGACTTAGCCATATCCTCAGTTGTTATAGTGACAGTCCCATCCCATCCATAATGTTGTAAGTCCGTTTTTCTCCTAATACTCTTGCGTTTTAAATATGTATGTACATTCCAAAGATGGCCTGGGTGAGCAATTACTGATGTATTGTCATCAAACTCTACTTGGTAACAATTTTCTTTCCAAACTTCAGACTCAGTGTGTACTCTTGTCGGTTTACCATTCTCGTCAATAACCATATGCCCTACATGGACTTCACCAATAGGCTTAAATCCATCTACGGTTAATATTGGTGTGTTTATATCTAATGCCTTACTGACTGAGTGGCCAGCTCTTACACATACCATTTGATGATCTCTGATAGCCTCTGCCATTTCAACCATCTTAGGCCAAACATATTCCTTCTTCAAAGAAAGAATGTTCGTAGCGAATCCGATAGGGTCTTGCTTATACCCTAGCATTGATTCGTATATCGCCTGCATTTCTTTGGTTACTGCTACCATTTATGTCATAATACCTATTTCTCTTAATGTCTTTTCGCTTACCTGACTGCACTCGTCTTCCATGACTATAAAGCCGTTGCCGTGAACACCATTGTCTTTTGTGTCGTAATGCCGTGCTAGTTCCTGTTGACTCTTGTTTAGCTTTACGCCCAATAGTCCTGCGGATACTGTTAAACTGTTTTTTGCTGTCTTCATAATCTAATCTCCATTAAAATTATCGTTTACCCTGTGCTATTGCCATTATATCAGTTATTGATAAGCCTTGTTGCTCATTGTCTTTTTCATAAGCTCCTACATGTTTAGCAAGCATATCAGCCGCTTTTAATTCTGCTGTCAATTCTTTGCCGTCTTTCTTTGCTCGCCTGTGCGTGTCTTGTATCATTTCGATGACACTTTGAACAGTGACTTTAGTGCTCTCCTGCACTTCATTCTTTAATTCTTCTACCCTTTTCGCTACCTTACCAATCCTTAGCGTTCTGGATGACCCTGCTTCGGCTGCTTTCAATGAACATCCGTAAACTCTTATATAAGCCTGTGTAGCATTAAGATCTATCATGTACTCTTGACAAAATCTCTCCATTTTTGCTGTTAGCTTGCTCATTTCGTCTCTCTTAAAGGTCATCGATTGCTTGTGCTGTTCCGCCTCTTATTACGTATTTTCTACCGATTATGATAGTATCTGTTATCGCT